AATTTACACCACGCAAATCCTTTATGTTCTTTTGAAAGTGTTGGTATAAATTCAGTTGGAACAATTACAGCAAATGTATGATAATTAAAATGTCCATCGGGTGATTGAAAATATTCTATAGGCAAAACTTTTAAGATTGTAGGTTCAAAACCTATTTCCTCTTTAATTTCTCTAATCAACCCACCATAGAGTGTTTCGTTTGACTCAAGTTTACCACCAACAAGTGACCAAGTGTTACTATATGTATCTTGATCACGTAATAAAAAAAGTGCACACTCGCTACTAACACTTATAAAGAGTGCGCCTACTGCTGTTAAATCACGGTTTATAACTGTCTTTTTATTTTTCATACAAGTAGAATAACACACAAGTTGTGCACAATCAAATTACTATTGACCAAAAACCACCACTATATGAACCTTCCCAACTTTTTACCCAACTGCTGCCATTCCATGCATATTGGTGTGAACTAAACGTGTTAGTAACATAACTTGCATTACTTATTGCGTTAGGACGATATGAAACTATCCAAGCATTACCTGTATATTGAATGATATCATTTGGTTGTGCTTGCGTAATAGATGTATTTGCATTCTGCCAAGCAGCAGCACCGTTGCCTAGTGTCGCGCCGCCAAGTGAATTTACTACCAAATAACGCTGACCAATTGATGCTGCTGGCAATCCTATGCCTGGTCCATTTACTCTAGGATCAACAATAGCATTTACACTAGGAAGTATATTTGTTGGTATTGTTGCTGAATCAACAGTAAATTTTAAATTATATTCGTTTGTAGGATCATAAGCAACAGTTCCAGTTACTAAACGTTCTGTTGTACTATTTGTCAAATACATCATGCTATAATTGTTAGCAATATTTCCAAATAAGTTTATTACTGGTGCCCAAGCAATTGCATTAGCATTTGTTGATGGTATATTATAGTTTGTATTGTTTAATAGTGGTCCACCTTGTGGATACAAACTTACATTACTGCCATTAACAATTACACCATAACCAGTCGGTGTAAAATATTGTCGTGTTCCTATTTGGTTTATGGCTTCTTCTAGTGCTAATTGTGGATTACCTTGCGCATCATATGTTGTAGCAACTATACTAGAAATACTAGCAAGACGTTGAATTTTTGCTGGCGTGCTCATCCATATAGGCATTTCAAAAGTAAGGGTTGCTACATCAATAGGATCATCTGCACCAATAGGAATATCACGTGTTGTCCATTTTGTATTTGTTAATATAACATAACTTAAACTAGTCCAATCAAAGTAATTGCTCGTGCTTTGTAATTCCATGTCAGGATTGAACATACAAGTAATTTGTTCCCATAGCGATGCTTTTTGATCAAAATTACTAGTCCATAATTCCATGACAACAGTTAAGCGATAAGGTGCTGGCATTAGTCTTTGTAGTGTATAGTTTTGTCCTTGTTGAGTAGTAACATTACCAGTTAATGGATCAACTGCACGTGTTCGCACACTTTTACTATCAACAAATTTTGGTTCTTGTATGCGTTGTCTATCATAATCAACTTCTTTAATATAACATACCATCATGGGAACATTAAGAGTTGTTACATCGCTGTTGTTTTTAAGTATGCTACTAACCACACGATTTGTATCAGCATAACGAACAGGAACACGTTTTAATATAGGATTTCCCGTAGTATCTTTACCAAATTCAACATACATTTCATCAAATATTCTTATGAATTGATTTAAGAATCTGCGAATTTGCTTATCGTAAAAATATTGACCCACGTTATTATCCTAGATTATCAGGCGTTAAATTGAATAGATTACTTAGTGTTTGACTACTAGGTATAGCAAAGCCGTTTGCAAGTTTTACAGTTGCGCTATTATTAATAAATGTTCCAAGTTGTGTATTACTATTTGCACCAGTAATATTTGCACGTTGAACATCTTGTATCGCTTTCCATACTACACCATCATAACGAAACAATCTTGATGGTACATAATCTGTGCGTAACACATATTGACCTACTTGTGGGTTAAGTGGAAAAGCAGTATCAACTGTGACAGGCAATCCATTTGGTGCTTGACCGTCTCCTGTTAGATAACCAGCAATAACAGTTACTGGACTAATTCCGTCAGCAGTTGGTAGTATATAAAGTGAATTTACACTATATCCACTTGTAGGTACATCGCTTTGTGCTTGTGCAATAATTGCATTATTAATATCAATATTTTTATTATAACCACTTAAGAAATCAGCAAGTGTATTGCCAGTTGGTGTGCCATCAGCACGATATTGTTCTTCGTTAAGAATATCACTATATTCTTGGCTATCAACTATGGGCACAACTTTACAACGCCATAAATGTGGCCACCAAGTAGGACCGTAACCTTCACTACCACGTGTTGTTTCTTGAACTACATAAAATTTCTTAAGTGCAACAGGTATAGTTGTATCAAGTGGATTGTAATCACGCAAGTGTGGCAACTCAAAAACATCGCCAGCCATAATTTTACGACCAAGACGCTCACTCATATCATTAATGTGAAATGTAATATACAACGTGTCGTTAGTAACCATCAAACCAAATTGACTCAAGTTAAAGTCATTATCTTGAATAGTATAATGTCCACGTAATGCATAAACGTTTTTTTCATATGCACGGTCACGATTTTCCAAAAATAATAAGTCTTGAATATTTTTTTCGCTTACGGAACTATATTGTGGTTGAGTATAATCGTTTGATTGACCTTGATCTTTTGGACCAAGATATTTGTGTACATTAATACCTACACCACCAGCAGTAAAAACTTCACGAATACGATTATCCTGAAATTTAAAATCGTTGCTATGATTTTCACGGTATAAACTAAGTCTTGGCATAATAATCCCTACAAGATATTTATTGTAGGGAATTATTGTTACTTTTTAGGTTTGTGAAATACAAAGTAAAATCTGTCGCCGTTGTCTTGTTTCCAAGTCTCTAGCGTGACATTATTTTCCTCTGCAATCTTAACCGCACTAGCAAAGTCCCAATTAAATACTTCAATCCATTCACGTGGTGGAGTATTAAATGGATTACCACGACAAAATGCACGTCCGCCTGGTGCCAACAATTCAAAACATTTTTTAAATCGTGATGCTACCCAATCGTAATCATAAAAGTTTAGACTACCAAAGATAATCATAGCATCAAAACTTTCAGGTTTTGCAACAAAATCTAAAATATCTACCATATAGTCTGCATTAGGATTATAAGGATCAATACCAATTAAGTTTTTAATATGTGGTTTGAATTGATTAAAACCGCATCCAACATCTAGCACAGCGCGTGGATTAAGGTCATTAATTTCTTTCACAATGTTCCAACCTGTAAAACGATAGATTTCTGTGCGTGGTTTCCACATCTCACCACCCCATACACGAGTGCGATATTTTGCATCTATATCATTTGTAAGTTCACTAATCGTGCCTTTGAACTCTAAATCAATACTATGAAAGTGCTGTGAAATTTCTTGAATAAACTTTTCATACTTTTTTGGTGTCCAAGGTAAGTCACCAAGAACTGTGTTTTGGTTGATGCTTTCACGAATCTTCTCATATTTTGGTAATTTGAAAGCATCTTTTAGATTTTTTACTAGTAGATTATAAATTTTCTGGTTCATCATTTATTTATCCTAATATTGACTGATTTTTTAAAACCTGTTATAAATAATATTACTAACTTCTGAAAAATTTTTCAAATTCAAAAATTTTTCTAAGTAATATAAGAAAAAAAATAAAAAAAGGAAATTTTTTGTGAGTTCAGTCAAAAAAAATAAAAAAATCTTACTTTTAGTTGGTCCTCAAGGCAGCGGTAACCATTTATGGAGCAAAGTCTTTGCGCTACACAAGGATGTTAATGGTTGGGAAGAACTGCTAGACGAAAGTGATCCCGAAAATTATTTGATACCACATTACCGTGAACCACATATCCATATTTGGGAAGATATTCCTGCTATTACAGAAGAAATTATGGGTGACAAAGATTATCTTGTAGTAAGTGCAAGTTTGCCATATTGGAAGAGCAATAAACTTTCAATTCCTGATATTGATGGTTTTGCAGAACATGTTCAAAAGTTAGGCATAGAAGTTATCGTTGGTGTAATTGGGCGTGATCGTAATATTCTAACTAAGCAACAAACTCGTCTGCGTGGGTCGCCTAGTTTTGGTGTTATGACACAAGTTGTGCATAGACTACTAACTGCTACACCATTTTTCTTAAGCACAGAACTGCTATATCTTTATCGCCAAAGTTATCTTGAATCACTATCCAAGTGGTTAGACTTTCCTATTGATTATGAAAATCCACACGTAGAACACATTTTGCGTGAAGATGCAAATGCAAAATATGTAACTCACGCTGAAAATCCATTTGTAGATGCTATTGTACGTTCTCGTGGAAATAAATTGCGTGATGAAAAGAATAAAAACAATATTATAAAACTCGTAACAAATGAAAGTGTTACAGTGCAAGAAGGTAAATCAAATGAATAATTTTATTATGCCAAGTTGTGGTAGCGGGTTTATGGACAAGGCATACTATACTTGTCCATCTCCCACCAAAAAAGCCAAGTCCATGGACTCGCTTCCTCAACTTGTATAAGTTGAAAACAAGTATAGGAGTAAAAAATGTTAGATAAAAATGAGTTTGAAAAAGTGCCAAGTGCGTGGCAATATGGCAAAGATAATAGCGTTTATCACTATGATACTACAATTCGTGATATGCGATGGGATACAGTCGTTGGTCTAGGAAAATTTGGTGGTGATTGGACTGATGAATTAAATGAAGCTATTTCTGCTGCTAAGCCAGTCAATATTACTAATCGTCGAGAAGACTGGGCATATCGTGGAGATCGTAACCCATATAGTGGTCAAGTAAAGTTCAATAATGCAGAACGTAATGATTTTGCAGCAGTTGGTGCCGATCCAGAAATGACAATCTTTAGAGTAAATGCTAATCTTTCACCTACATTTGCCAAGATGGTTGATATGATTGGTTTAGGAGATAGCGAAAGCAGATTACATATTCAATTTACAGGCGAAGCATTTATTGGTCATGTTGATAGATTTGAACATAATTGGCCAGATCATGATTTAGATGATTTGATACGTATCGGTGTTATGCTTAAAGACTATGAGCAAGGACAATTTTTTCAATTTGGTAACCACTGTTATCAGTTTTGGAGAGCAGGTGATATCCATACTTTTTCAAATAAACATGTGCCGCATTATACAGCAAACAGTGGACTATCACCACGAGTAACATTATTCACAACTGGTGTCATTACTGATAAAACACGTGCATTTTTGAAAAAAGCAAAACATACGGCAGAAATCTTGATTTGAGAAAAGAAAGAAGTAACTAGATGGCAATTATCAACAAAAAAATTCTAATCATGGGATTACCAGGTTCGGGTAAAACGACTTTGGCTCGTGATCTTGCTAAAAAACTAAAGGCTGTCCACTGGAATGCAGATGCAGTGCGTGCTAGATTGAATAGTCATTTAGGATTTAGTGAGGCTGATCGTATAGAACAAGCCCGTAGAATGGGTTGGTTATGTGATCAAATTGTGGCAGCAGGTTCGTGGGCAGTTGCAGATTTTATATGTCCCACACCAGCTACTCGTGCGGCCTTCGGGCCTGCTACCACAATTTGGGTTGATACAATTACTACTGGTAGATTTGAAGATACAAATAAAATGTTTGTGCCGCCTGAAAATTATAACTGGCGAGTTGATACACAAAACTCAGAATTTTGGTCAAAAGTTATCGCAGAAGAGCTTGATTTAGATGAAAAACCCAGTTGGTTTAAAGCATTATTTTGGGGAGAACGAAATTTTGTGGGAAAATAAAAAACCAACTGTGCAAATGCTAGGACGTTGGCAACCATGGCATGATGGTCATCTTGCGTTATTTAAGAGAGCGCATTCTAAGACGGGTAAAGT